GCATGACCACGACAGCCCCCACACCGAGGCCGCCGACAGCATCCGCCAGTGCGCGCAAGGCTTTGAGCCATCGCTTCTGGACTTCCAGCAGCGCCCCACCCGCCGCAAAACCCGCCACCTTGGAGCATCCGTCCTATGAGCATCATCCCGACCATCAACAAGGCTTTCACCGCCCGCGTGAACCAGGAAGATCGCACCCTTGAGGTGCAATGGGACTTCGCGTCCCTGACCGGCGACCCAGCGCACATCATCAAGCGCAACTGCAACAAGGCGCAGATGATGGAGATCACCGGGAAAGGCCAGCCGATGGCCGCCTCGGCGCGCGAAATGTTCCTGACCGAAGCAGACATCGCCACCGTCCAAGGGTGGCTTTCCGAAGGAGCAAAAGCATGACGAACCCGGAACACAAGCCATTCGGGGATCAGGCCGGCATCGACCGATGGGCGAAGGCTCTCGCCATGGATACGGTGAGCAAATCCTACTTCAGCAAGAGGTTCATCAGAACCCCGCCGACCCGCTGGCAGCGCATCAAGGCATGGTTCAGGGTGGCGCTTGGCTCGCCGATACAGGCCCCAATGCCTCCCGAGGTGGAGTTTGACCTGTCCACCGTCTTTGTGCGGCGCGACGGCAAGCGCAAGCAGCGGCGGAGCCGGGGGAAGGGCAAATGAGGCCCATCGACCGCTACAAGAAGGAAGCGAAGCGCGAGGCCGTCGATGAGGCCAACAAGGCCGCAGGAATCGCCCCGTTCACCCAGCCCCCAGGCGAGGAGACGCGCAAAGGCCCGCTCTGCACGTCCATGTTCTGCACCTTCCAGATGCCGGATGGCACGAATATCCACCTCGAAGGCGTCTGGCCGAGTGTCGATCACCTGGCGCTGGAGGTGCTGGCCTGCGCCGTGGTGGAGAAGGCGACCAAGCGGGCGGAAGAGATCAGGAGGCGGATGTGACCCTGCAATCCCTTCACCGGCTGATCGAAAGCCTCGGGCGTGGAGACATGACCGAACTGGACCGGCTGCGCACCTCTCAGGTCTGGGAGCCGCCGACCCTGACCAAGCACAACAACGTCTTCATCGAGTGGGAGGTCCAGGGCGTATCAATGGGCGTCACCACCCACTGGACGACATCGCCGGTCCCAAAGCATATCGAGATCGCGGGAAAGCTGCGCGAGAACGTGACGCGGAAGGCCCTTGAAATCATCGAAGGCGGGATCGCCGCTGCACTGGAGGCCAAATGACCCTACCGCATCCCAACCTGCCGCCCGACCCTGAACTGACTGATGTCGCCCTCCGTTATGCGATGCCGTTCGGCCCGCCCTTCACCTGCAGGATCAGCATGGCCGGCACCGACAAGAGCGTCATGGCGGCCGTCGAGAACGCTCTGATGCAGGCCCGCGAGGAAGCCATGCAACGCATCGCCCGCCAATCCACCTGATCTGGTGGACCCACAGGCCATTTCGTGGCATGAATGCCGAAGCCCACTAGGGATAGACCCCCATGTATGAGAACCGACCCGTCGCCCGCGAACTTCTGGACCTGTCCAAGCGGCATGCGACCTTTGTCCGTGGCGAGATCACCGCCATCATCACGTGGACCCTTGACGACCAGCGCCCCTGCCTCGCACTGATCCCGACCCTTCGCCTCCTGCACTTCGACACCATCACCCCTTGCGTGGTCAAAGACCTGACCGCCTGGGCGTGGTCGGAGGACAAGCGCCTCCGCGACATCCCGCACGTCGCGTTCCAGTCCATGCTCTTCGCCAATGACCTCGGGCTCAGTGCGACCCCCGCGAGCGCGCGGAAGGTGGCGACCGTGATCCACGACCTGCTCGATGATCTGCTCATGTGCCCTCCCATGCCGCAGAACTTCGACAAGTTTATCGTGGGCGCGTCTCATTTCAGGAACCTTGCGACGGGCGAGGTCATCGAAAAGGACATCAAGGCAGATGTATGACCTCGGGAACACGGCGGGCGCCAAGACCATCATCCCCTACAAGCGGGGCTCTCGGCCCATGCCGGGCATCGGACACAGCGGCGGCGCGATCATGGTCCCAGACCTGCGGTCGCACCAGGCGGAGGTGCTGCATCGCTCCCTGCTTGGGCATTACCTGCGCGAGATCGAGTTTCAGGCTAACTGGCGGGCCGAGAAGGCTACCGACGAGCGATTCTACGACAACGACCCATGGTCGGAAGAGGAAAAGGCAACCCTCAAGGCGCGCGGGCAGGACGCGACGAACTACAATGTGGTCGCCACGACGCTGAACTGGATGATCGGCACGGAGCGGCGCGGGCGCACGGAATACAAGATTCTCCCCCGCCGCAAGGAAGGCTCACAGGCCGCCCAGCGCAAGACGCAACTGATGAAATACCTGGCCGACGCGAACAACAGTGAGTTCGCCATGTCCCAAGCCTATGCCGACGCGATCAAGAGCGGCGAGGGCTGGGTGGAATCGGGGTGGCAGCGCGACGACGAGGGCGAGCCCGTCTATGACCGGGCGGAATCGTGGCGCAACATCATCCGCGACAGCCTGAGCCGCGAGCAGGACTATTCCGATGCTCGCTATCTCTTCCGCATGAAGTGGGTGGATGAGGATGTGGCGCATGCGACCTACCCTGGGGCGAAGGAAGCCATTGACCGGGCGCGATCTTCCGACCACAGCATCATCGGGTCCGGCGACCACTTCGGCGACGAGTGGAGCGACGAGGCAGAGAATGCCCAGACCATCTACGGCAGCAACCATCACAGCAGCAATTCCGGGTTTATCGCCTCGGCCCGGTCCCGCGTCCGGCTGATCGAAGGCTGGTTTCGCAAGCCCTGCCAGACTGATGTGATGTCGGGCGGGCAGTTCACCGGGGAAATCTTCGACGCCGACAGCGAGGGCCATACCTACGAGTTGGACACGGGTGTAGCATCGCTCGAAACCCGCACAAAGATGCGGATGCACGTGGCGATCTTCACCTCGGCAGGCATCCTGCACTTCCAGGAGAGCCCCTATCGCCACAACCGCTTCGGGCTGACGCCCATCTTCTGCTACCGGAAGGCCGCCGATGGAGAGTCCTACGGCATGATCCGCAACCTCCGCAGCCTGCAGACCCAGATCAACCACGCCGCCTCGAAGGCACAGCACGTCCTATCCACGAACAAGACCATCATGGACAAGGGCGCGGTGGATGATCTCGATGAGTTTGAAGAAGAGGTCGCCCGGCCCGACGCGATCATCGTGAAGAACCCCGGCAAGGAGTTGGTCATCAATGTCGATCGGGAGTTGGCCGCATCTTTCGTGGATCTGATGTCCCGCAATATCCAAATGGTGCAGCAGGTCGGCGGCGTGACCGACGAAAACATGGGCCGCACCACCAACGCGACATCGGGCAAGGCCATCACCGCCCGGCAGGACCAAGGTGGGCTGGTGACGGCTGAGCCGCTGGACAACCTGTCCTTCGCGCGCCGCATCCACGGGCAGAAGATGCTGAGCCTGATGGAGCAGTTCCTCACCGAAGAGAAGCAGTTCCGCATCACGAACAGCCGGGGTGTCCCGCAGCACGTGACCATCAACGATGGACTGCCCGAGAACGACATCTGCCGCACCAAGGCCGACTTCATCATCACCGAACAGGCTTGGACTGCGACCGCGCGGCAGGCGCAGTTCGATGCGACGGTGGAAATGATTAAGGCCGTGGCCCCCGTGGCCCCACAGTTCGCCCTTCTCATCATGGACCTTCTGATCGACCAGTCCGATATGCCAAACCGTGACGAGATCGTGAAACGCATCCGGCAGGAGACGGGCCAGAAAGACCCCGACGCCGATCCGAACGTGCCGCCGAGCCCAGAAGAGCAGGCCGCCGATGCCGCGAAGAAGGAACAGGCCGACATGCAGAAGCGCGCATTCATGGCGAAGGTCGGGCTGGACGAGGCCGGAGCGATGCAAAAGGCGGCCGCTGCCGGCAAGGCCAAGACCGAAACCGATGGACTGCACCAGGCCGCCGTGTCGATGAGCCTCGAACAGTTTCAGAAGGCGATGGAGGTCGCGTTCCAGATGCTTTCCGTCCCGCAGGCCGCGCCGGTCAGCGATGCCTTGCTCAAAGAGGCTGGATACAAGGCGAGCGGGCTTCCCCAGGGCATCCCGCAAGGTGCGCTTCCGCCCTCCGCAGGCCCCATCCCGATGGGTGCGACACCTCCGACAGCCGCAGCACCCCCCCCTGGCGCACCCTCCGCGCCCCAACCCGCGCCCCAGATGGCGCAATAACTCACGAGAACCCCCATGCCAGCCCAGCGCATCGTGGAAAAGCTGTCCGTGACGCCCTATGCGACCGGCGACGATCACTAAGCCCCACGACCACTAAAACCCCTGCCAAGGAGACTGAAATCATGGCGAAGACCCCCGAAGACCTGCTTGATGACGAAGACCCCGACATCGACACCGCGCTGGCTGACCCAGATGAGGGCAAGAGCAGCGAACTCGATGAATCGCTCTTGTCCGAGGAAGAACGCGCGGCGCTGAAAGAGGGCGACAGCGAACCCGACACGTATGACCCAGATGACCCGGACGCCGAGCCGGTGATCGACCCCAAAACCGGCGTCCTGCCCCCGGTGAAGGCCGAGCCTGCCGCCACACCCGCCACGGCCCCCGTTGCCGAGCAACTGCCCCCGGTGATCCCGGAACGGGTGGACCGCACCGCTGAGCTGGCCGATCTGGCGACCAAGGAAGCCGCCCTCCAATCGCTGTTCGATGATGGCGAGATCAGCGACACCGACTACAAGGCGCAAATCAAGGCCATCGCCAAGGATCAGGGCCGGTATGAGGACGAGCAGAACGCCCGCGCCGAGGCGATCAAGACCGCCAAGGCATCGGGAGATGCCGCCTTCCTCGCTGCCGTGACCGCCGTGAAGACCGCAACACCGGGCCTTTTCGGGCCGGAGCATCTGCCTGGCTACAACCGCTTCGTGGAACTGGTCACTGCAGACCCCAAGAACGCCAAGATGACGTTCACCCAGCAGCTTGAGAAGGCGCAGACGCTCTACGCCCTCGATGTCGGCGATCCGGCCCTTGCCCCGCTGACCGCGAAGAACCCCGCGCCGAAGGCCAAAGCGGCCGATCCCGCCGCCAAGCCGGAGCCGATCCGCGCCGAGCCCATCCCAACCCTGGCCCGCATCCCTGCGGCAGCGACGAACGATACGGACGGCGACCGCTGGCAGGCCCTGAACCGGCTTCTGGACCAAGGGAAGATCGAGCAGCACGAGCGCGCGCTGGCTCGCATGACCAAGGATCAGCGCGAAGCCTACGGCGCTTTTGAAGGCTGATAAACGATTGATGGGCGCGGCATGTCTTTGTTTCTGAACCTGAAACCCGGCGACCAGATCAGGGTGGACAAGGAGACTGTCCTGACCTGCATCCGATCGCGCGCTGGTCAACTCAGGTTGGAAATCGCCGCGCCCCTCGATGTCCTGATTCAGCATGTGAGAGCCGATGGCGGCCTCCGCGCCCGGTCGGACGCCGAACCCGGAACGCCATAGAATGTGAGGGCTTCTCAAAAGCCTCTATGGGTGGTATGTCTCGGCCTATGCAATGGCGCATGAGTGCCTCGCGCGTGTTTAACTCCGCATGAGGGATACTCAAGATGACCGCCACCACTGTTCCGTTTGGTGATGCCCGCGCAATCAAACGCTGGTCCAGCCTGCTCGCTTCGGACATGCTGTCCAAGCAATACTTCTCCAAGAAGTTCATCGGCACCGACGACAACTCCATCATCCAGCAGAAGACCGAACTGCAGTCGGACGCTGGCGATGACATCCAGTTCGACCTGTCGGTGCAACTGAAGGGCACCCCGACCTCCGGCGACAACCGCCTCAAGGGCCGCGAAGAGAACCTTCGTTTCTACAGCGACGAAGTTCGCATCGACCAACTGCGCCACAGCGTCTCGGCCGGTGGTCGGATGACCCGGAAGCGCACCGCGCATGATCTCCGCAAGCTGGCCCGCGACAAGCTGGGCGATTATTGGTCGGAATACATCGACCAAGTGACCTTCGTTTACCTGTCGGGTGCGCGTGGCATCAACCAGGACTTCTATGAGCCGATCACCTATACCGGCTTCGCCAACAACCCCGTGCAGGCCCCGGATACCGCCCACCTGATGTATGGCGGCGCGGCAACCTCCAAGGCTTCCATGGTGGCCGGCGACCTGATGTCGCGCGACCTGGTGGTCAAGGTGAACGTGAACGTGGGCATGATCCGCGCGCTGGACCCGACCGCTTCCAACCTGGAACCGGTCACGATGGACGGGGAAACCCGCTACATCCTGTTGATGAGTTTGTTCCAAGAATACAGCATGAAAACTGCGACTGGCGCGACCGGCTGGCTCGAAATCCAGAAGGCTGCGGCGGCCGCGAATGGCGACAACGACAAGATGTTCAAGGGCTCCTTGGGTATGATTGGCGGCGTTATCCT